ACTCCCGAGATTCAGAAGATTCCTAGGATCTCTCGCGTTTCTCCGTGGGACTTGTATATCGATCCAGCTGCTGAAGAGTTTGAAGATGCTGATTGGGTAGTCCAACGTCACCGTTTATCGAATCGTAAGGTAAAGGAACTACGTAATCGTCCACACTTCGATGCAGACGCTATTAGGCAGTTACTTGAAGAAGGTATGGGTAATTATGTAGAGAAGGCATACGAGACTCAGATTCGCTCTGGTAATGATGATAATATCGAAGCTTTGTATGAAGTCCTTGAGTTCTGGGGTTACATTGATACTGAACTAGCTGTTGAGACCTATAAGTTAACAGTACCAGCAGGTTCAGGTGATACAGTGCAAGTAAACATGTGGATCTCTGGTAACCATGTACTACGTGTAGTTGTTAACCCTTTCCTACCTCAACGTATTCCTTATATGGTCTTTCCTTATGAGATTGATGCTAAGGACGCTATCTATGGTACAGGTATTCCTGAACTTATGGAGCATAACCAACGATTAATGAATGGTTTCATGCGCCTAGCTGTTGAGAATGCTGCTTATGCTGGTAATATGATCTTTGAGATTGATGAGTCTATGTTAGCTTCTGGGGAAGACTTCCGTATGTATCCGGGTAAGATTATTCGTACCAATGCAGGTATGACAGGTACGGCTCTTAAGGCCACTAAGTTCCCTTCGACTGCCAATGAAAACATGCTTATGTTTGATAAGATGCGTCAGTTAGCTGATGAAGCGACTGGTATTCCAAGTGTTTTACATGGACAGACGGGTGTATCAGGTACAGGACGTACCGCCTCTGGATTAGCTATGTTAATGCAGACTGGATCAGCTTCTATTAAAGGCGTGATACAGAACATCGATGACTCTTTACTTCGTCCACTTGGTCAAGCGCTATTTCAATGGAACATGCAGTTTAATAACAACAAGCCTGAGATCATCGGAGACCTCGATATTAAGGCGACAGGGGCTTTAGGCATCCTTAATAAGGAAAACCAGACACAACAGCTCCAGACGCTCCTACAGCTCAGCACGAACCCTGCATTAGCTCCGTTAGTAAGACTAACTCAAGTAGTGGAGGACTTAGTGTCTAGTATGGACCTAGATCCCGACGTTTACATTAATAACCCAGAAGAAGCTCAAGTATATGCTACTCTGATGGGCTTACAAAACATGCAACAGACTAACCAAGGCTCTACTGCTAATACACCAGCAGCTCAGGCTCCTCAAGCGGGAACCGAAGGCTTCACAGGTAACTCAGTGGGCGCAGGTAATCCTGAAGGCATTAACTCAACAGAAGGAGCTATTTAATGGCCAAGACTAAATCAGAAACTAAAACTAAGGTCACTAAGACCCCTGAAGTTAAGACACCTACTCGTGTAGAAGAGCTTAATAAAGAAATTATTGAACATGATGCTAAGTGGAAGTATGTCTTTAATGCTAAAGCTAAGATGGAACGTACCTTACTTGTCATCAGTCTTGAAGCAGCAATCAAAGCTGCTAAGTAATGAAAGACCAACAGTTACGGAACCTAAGGGTTCTAACAGTAGACTCACAGAAGTGGGAAGCGCTGGTAGAATTCCTAGGAACCGACCGAACAACCTTGATTACTCAGTTACTCAAATGCAATGACATTGAGAGCACTAAGTTTATTCAAGGAAAGATCTTTATGATCGACAGAATCTTAAGTATTCCTGAGGAACAAAGGAAGCTTAAATAAGACTATGGATAGAGGGGCCTAGTGCCCTACCCTAGCCATTCAACTTTTAACTAGATACCCTATATTAAATTATAGACCTAGGAGGTAATACATGACTTTAATCCAACGCCCTACAACTCCACTAAGCGCTACCCCAGATATGGGTACTAATGGAGATGCTGAATCAACTACCGGTTTACCGGATACTAGTAACTCAGGGGCTGGAACCAATATTAATTGGAAACAGCGTTACAATGATTTACATAGCTTCTCCTCTCGTCGGGAAACTGATCTTCGCAAAGAGATTACGGGACTTCGTACAAATCAGGATACTGGTTTTACAGCCCCAAAGACACCAGAGGAACTAGCGGCATTTAAGGAAGAGAACGGAGATTGGTTTGGAGTTATTGAAACTATCGCTGGTAAAATGGCACAGGACGCCACTTCTAAGACTGCTTCTCGAATGACTGAATTGGAAAGTGAACTGAAGGTAACTCAAGCAGATCGTGCTCTCGCACAAATACTCGTACGTCATTCAGACTATGCCGAGATTACTAACAGCCAGGACTTCCACGTATGGGTAGCTACTAAGTCGGCAGACTTACAAGCCCTAGTATACGAAAATAGCACAGATGCTAAGTCAGCAATTGAGGTATTAGATTTTTACAAGGCTGAAAACAAAAGTCCACGGACGACTGAACAACCACAAGGATCGGCTGCTGATGATGTAGCTACTGGTGGGCAAGCCCCTGCCGCGCAAGGCGATGCGCAAGGTCCGGCGTTTTCAAATGCTACCATACAATCCATGAGCCCAAGGGAATATGAGGCCAATTACGAAGCGATTATGGAGGCACAACGTCATGGTCGAGTTTTCGACTGATAAACTGTTTAACTTGAGATGATCTTAAGGTAGACAGGTTTAACTTAATAATACTTAAGTTAGACATAGGGAGCCTAGGGAATAGGCTTCACTTACTTTAATTTATATAGGAGATACATATATGTCGTTTAATGGCGTAAATACAACTAACTTTGGTGGTAATATCACCAACTCTAACTTTAATGCTACCATCTTCTCTCGTAACGTTCAGATGTTTTTTCGTCGGACATCTACGGTAGAAGCTATTACTAACTCTGATTACTTCGGTGAGATTGCAAGCTACGGTGATACCGTACGAATCTTGAAAGAACCAACAATCACAGTGTCAGATTACTTACGTGGTGATACTGTTACTTCTCAAGCTATCGCAGATGACGAGTTGACTCTAGTGCTCGATCAAGCTAAGAAGTATCAATTCCAGATTGATGACATTGAGAAATCAATTGCTCACGTTGATTGGGAAACACTAGCTACTGGTTCTGCCACCTATGCTCTTAAGCAATCATATGACCAAGCGGTCCTTGATTATATGTCTATTAATGTAGATAAATCAGGTATCCTTAATACTGGTGCTTCTGCTGAAGCTAGCAACGCTGCTGCTATTATAGTTGCTGAAGGTGAACCAGTTGTTATTGACTTTAGTACAGGTGATCTGTTACTAGATGGTATTGCTGACATGGCATTGAATCTGAACATTAAGGATGTACCTCAAGAGAATCGTTGGTTAGTATTACCATTTGAAGCTCAGCGAGTTCTTACTGATGTAGCATCTAAGATGATGAATGCTGACTTTAATAGCGGTGAAAACTTCAAGAATGGTCTGATTGCTCGTAACCTTCATGGCTTCGATGTTTATGTTACTAATAACTGCCCAACCTATACCTCTACAGGTGTTGGTGCTACCGCAGTTGGTCGTTTCATCGTAATGTCTGGTCAGAAGTCTTCTACCGCAGCTGCTAACGCACTGGTTAAGACTGAGAAGTTCCGTCATCCAGATACGTTCGCTGATGTAGTTCGTGGTCTTCATGTCTACGGGCGTCAGGTACTACGTGATACTGCAATGACAGCTTCTTATTGTAAGTTTGCTTAATCTGCAATAATCCCTAGATTCCTAAGTCTTAGCTTACGCTACTACGAATACTAGGTTTAACTAGGGAGCCTTCGGGTTCCCTTTTTTATTGCTATACTTTAAGGAGATTATATGCAGTATATCGATATTGTAAATTCTGTACTCAGGGAATCTAATGAAATACCTCTCGATGTAGGTTCTTTCACTAAAAGCCGTGGGGTACAATCAGCAGTAAAGGACTTTGTTAATAGAGCTTACTTTGATCTATTGAACGAGTCAGTGGAATGGCCTTGGATGATTAGAGGAGCTGAGATATCAGGTCTTCAGAAGGATACTGTAGTTCAACTGGCTCAGTGGGTAGTCTCAGGAGTCTTTAGTAATAACATTGATTGGGATACGTTTGTTTATACAGACGATGAAACTAGTGAAAGTACCCGATTGATTTATATTGATTGGGACACATGGAATGTTAAGTATCGTATTCAGGATTCTCAGGATACTGACGGGGGAGTTCCTCGGTTCGTGATTCAAGGAGCGGATAGCCTGACTTATGGATTATCCCCGAAACCTAAGGGCGCTGGTAGTGTAATCTATAGGTCCTTCAATACACCAACTCTATTAGTTAATCCATCAGACGTAATCATTATACCAGACCAATACTTCAATGTATTAGTCACCAAAGGAACTGAGTACCTCTGGCGCTTCAAGGCTAACATGCAGCAAGCCGCTATGGTTAAAACAACCTATGATAAAGCTGTTAGACGTATGATGTCAGATGTTAGCGATAAACGACCTACTATAAGGATGAGATTATAATGGCTTTAATACAAACACCAGACCAGAGTCTCTTTCAAACAGTAAATATTCCTGCTAGAGGAGGTTTATTGCTCTCCTCTAATACGATGGATACTCTTAAGAAGCCTGGCTTTGCTTTACGATTAGTAAACTTTGAACCTGCGGATACGGGAGGATATCGTAGGATTAATGGCTATGCCCCTTGGAAAGGAGGAGTGACCCCAGGGACGGGTGAGATGAGGGGAGTCTTTGTATTTAATGAAGGGTTATTGCTTTGTCGTGGTACTGACATCTTCTACTCCATAGATGGTACGGAGTGGGTTATAGTAAGTAAGGAAGTAACAGCTGTAGATAGTGTTACTTTAGCAGCCACCCCTTCCTTTCTTCTAACAGGAACTGGACGATATAGTATGGATATCTTCAGTACAGGAACAATAACATTTGCTTTACTAGTTGCTGATGGTCAGTCCCCTTTCTACGTTGAGATCATTGGGGCTACAATAGCTACTGCTTTATTTACTAGCAAGACCATAGATATAGTTGATGAGCCTCTCAAGGGTTCTAATGTAGTTGGTAAATTCAAGAGTCAATCGTTCATGGGTGGTATGGATAAGTTTCCGACGCAGGTGTTTTTAAGTAACCCACTAGACGCTACAGATTTTATCTCAGCTAACTCAGGTACTGTAGACTTCAGTGATACTGTGGTTGGTATTAAACCCTTCCGTGATAATATATATGTATTCTGTAAAGACTCCATACATAAGATTGTTAGTCCAGAGAACCCAGCGAACAGAGGAGTTGTCTTACTGACCTCTGATATCGGCTGTGTCGCAGGGGAATCTATTCAGGAGGTAGGTGGTGATTTAGTCTTCCTAGCACATGATGGTTTACGAACATTGGCAGGTACTACGAAAATCGATGATACTGACTTAAGTTCTATATCTAATAACATTAACGGTAACCTTCGTAGCTTATATCTGAAGAACATACAGAACTTTGAAGTTAGTTCAGTTGTTATACGTGAGTCTTCACAATACAGAATCTTCTTCAGAGATGCAGGTAATCGTACCCGTGGATTCATTATGTACTTTGATGATAAGGGTTTAGCTTATGGGGAAATGGATTACATGGATGTTAAGAATATATCCAGTGGTTTACTATCTAATAGTTCAGCTACCTTTAGTACGTCTGAAGATAGAGTCTATGAATTCAATGTTGGGGATGATTTTGATACTAAATTAATTCAGTATCAGTGGGCTACCCCTTTCTTTGACTTAGGAGACTCAAGCATACGGAAGACAATGCATAAGTTAGAAAGTTATCTGAAGTATGAAGGTACTTCAGATCACTCCATAAGCATGTTATATGAATATGGGGACCCAAACATCCCTCAGCCCCCTTCCTACGCTTCAGAAGCTTCATTCAAACCAGCGGAATATGGTAGTGGTATATATGCAACTGACAAGTATGCTTCATTCGCTCCTCAAGCTACAACCTATTTAGAAGGTTCAGCTAAGACAATATCAATCCGACTATTTGGTGAGGGTGGTTCACCTTTTACTATACACGGATATGACCTAACATATAATCCAGGAGGTACAGTCTAATGGCAGGTTACCAAGATACATCGAGTCACTTAGACGGTGACACAATATTCGCACAAGATGATAAGGCTCAGTTTGCTTTACTCAACGCGGCGTTTAATAATACAACAGGACATAAGCACGACGGGAGCGTTGGTGAGGGTGATGTAGTAGATAGGATAGGCTTAGGAGCTAAAACTTTACAAGTGAGTAGCGCAGGGGTCGTTGGTACTCAATTAAATACTGATCTATCTGTAGCTACTAATCCCTCAGATGTTAAGGTTCCTTCGGATTCTGCGGTTGAGGTAGAGATAGCTAGAGTTGAGGCTAAGGTAGATACTAATGCGACTAATATAGGAACTAATGATACTGACATAGCCACTAACGTTACAAACATAGCTACCAACGTTACAAACATAGCTACTAATACAGGGAACATCGCTACTAATGTTACAAATATAGCGACCAATACTGGAGACATAACCACCTTACAGGCACATCATGTATGGATACCTAAGAACTCATCCTTTACTGTAGAGGCTGGGGAGTTATACACAGTAGATGGATCGTCCGGTGCTGTAGAGGGAATATTAGAGATAGCTTATGTGATCGGGGATGTAATTACTGTACATAATGAAGCGGCATCCACTAACCTTGTTAGATTACTAAACACAACAATGACTATAGTAGGCGTAGGAACAACAATTACATCGAGTGATAACTTAGAGTTAGAGCCAGGGAACACAGTACGCTTACTAGCTAGAACAACAACTATTCTGGAGGTATTATAAATGGCTGATATAAAATTAAGTACGGTAGTGGGTGGCACTGGGGGCCTTGCACGGCACATGCCAGCTGCCTCAGCTCCCTTTTCTACCTTTTTTGTTAAGAACGGCTTTGGTACACGTCTAGATTCTACTGATGGTAATTTCTTTACGCAGATTTCTAATGCCTCTGGAGTTAGGGGTTATATAGGGTCGGTTATTACAACATCCATAGGTACTACTGAGACAACTATTATTGACGTAACAACGAGCGGATTATTAACTCAGGTAATATGTCCGGGAACTCAGAGCGCCACCACAATATTCACTGTTCGAATTACAATTGACGGGACCTTACATACCTTTGTCTCACCTACTGTATCAGACAATCATCGTTTTCTATTAGGACACTTTCCTCAGTTCTCTCCTCAAATAGGCACAGGTAGTCCAGGGATTGGGGGTATAGCTGATTATGGATTTACATTAACTAATCATGTGATGCTTCCTACGCCCACGCAAACACTCATGAATACTAACATAGGAATACCTTTTGATACTTCACTAAAGGTTACTGTACAGGCCAGTGAGTCGCCAGATGTATCTGTTACTGTAAGAAACTCAGCTGTATTATATGTAACCCCTAGGCCTCTTGAGTTTTAAGGATACCCTAAGTTCCCTATGATCCTTAGGTCCCCGTTAGAATAACTACAAATTAGGAGGGATAGTGTATGAGCTATCCTATCCTTTCTAAATTTTAAGGAGTAACAAATGGCATTGAACAAACAAGATGATTTTAGAGATACTGAGCCAGATGCCTTTACGGGTTCAGGATCAGAAGAGTTAAGGTTTGGTGGGTTCTTCCCTGAGGGAACCACAGGAACCGAAGGTCCTCAACCAGAACCAACACCAACACCAGCACCAGCTCAAACACCTGAGGAAATCAAGGCTACTGAGGAAACCAAAACACAAGTACAGGATATCATTAAGACTAACCTTACTGCTCCTCAACTACCTGAGGCAGCTCAACAAGAAGCAGTTAAGCTTAAGGATATAGTATCTTTAGATTCTGAGCAGTTCCAGCTAGAGCAGAAGGAAGGTGCAGTCACTACAGTACCAACTGAGGCTGTTCAACTAACTGCCCCGGATGAAGTCCAATTCGAAGCATTACAAGCGACTCTACTGGACCCAGCGGCTACCCCTGAAGTTAAGGCTATTGCTATTCAGGAAATCAAGCTTATAGAAGCACAGACTGCTAAGATGACCTCACCAGCTGAATGGGTTAAGGGAACTGTGAATCCTCAGGACTTAGCTAAAGTTATTACAATGGATATTCCTGAGAAAGCTTTTGTTAAGGGTCAGTTAGATGAGTTACTAAGTGGTCTTAGTGACGGGGAGATTCCTGAGTGGGCTAAGCCAGCCGTAGCACAAGCAGAGGCCATGTTAGCTAGTAAAGGAATGGCGTTGAGTAATGTAGGGCAGCAAGGTATGTTTAATGCAATCATATCAGCGGCGATGCCTATTGCTCAGGCGGATGCTAAGGCACGTATGAGTATCTTCTCTCAGGAGTTATCTCAAGCACAGCAAACTGAGTTAACTAATAGTAAGTTCTTCCAAACGATGAGCTTGACTAATCTAAACAACGAGCAACAGGCAGCAATGCTTAATGCTACTAGTCAGGTACAGATTGACTTAACAAATGCCACCTTAGCTCAGAAGGCTCAGACGGATAATGCTAAGAACTTCTTACAGAGAGATATATCTAACCAGAATGCAGCAATGCAAGCAGCTACTATTAATGCTCAGTTAGTGCAGCAGACTTTACTCTCTAATCAATCAGCAGCTAATACAGCTTCTCAAATCAATGCTACTAACCAATTACAAGCAGAGCAGTTCAACTCTAACCTTAAATCATCCATAGAGATGAATAATGCTGCTAGAGAAGATGCTATGGGTAAGTTTGTAGCTGCTGAAGAGAATGCAATGACTAAGTTTAATGAACAGTCAGAGCAGCAAAGTGATATGTTTAATACTCAGAATGCTATTGCTATTGAGCAAAATAACCTACAATGGCGTAGAGACGCAAACAAGATAGATACAGCAGCTGAGAACGCCATTAACCAAGCCAATGCTATGAATGCCTTGAACCTCTCTAACCAGTCCCTTGCGTTCCTTTGGAATGAGATGAGAGACAATGCAAAGATGCAATGGGAAGGTGGTGAACGTGCTGATGATAGGAAGCATCAGTTAGCTATAGCAGCTCTTGGTAATGAACAAGCAGCTAGTGAAGATAAGTATGGCCTCTGGAAAACAGTAGGTTCTTTTGCTTATGATTTATTCAAAGACAATAATTAAGGAGATATTATGGGCTGGCTCTCGAAAACATTCAAGAAGATCGTTAAGTCAATCAAGAAGGTAGGTAAGGCAATAGCTAAGCCATTTAAGAAGGTATTGGGGGCTGTTGGTAAATTAACTACTAAAGTATTTGGTAAATGGGCACCCCTAGCTATGATGGCGGTGGGTTTCTTCACAGGGGGGGTAGGTAGCCTGTTAACCTCCGCATGGCAGGGGTTCGGCTCTATAGCCGCAGGAGCAGCTGCCTCAACAAATGCAATCATAAGTACCCTAGGTAACATAGGCTCCACTATCTTCAATGCAGGTAATGCAGTAGGTGGTTTCGTCTCTAGTATCTCTGATGGTATCTCTAAAGGATTCACTCAGGTTTCCGAAGGTAACTTTAGTAACGCAGCTGATGCTATTGGTGATGGTTTCTCTAAAGCATTCTCAGGAGAAGCAAGTTCAGAAGCTATGTCACGGGCGTCATTCCAAGCATTCCAAGATAGCACAGGAAATGCAGGTGCTGCCCTTCAAAACACTAGTTCAGCTCAAGCAGGTGCAGAAGCTTTCCAAGCTAAGGATGCTATTAACCTAGATGTTGTACAGCCAGCAGAGGCGGGTTCTTTACTTGGTGGTCAACCTATTGGAGATCTTTCTACTGTAGACTTCTCAACACCATTGCCTGAGACTTTAGTTCCTAATGTAGAACTAGATGCTGTTGAGCAACTATATGGTGAGCAAACAGGTGGAAGTACATTAGGTGATTCAGCTAAGAAGGCACTTAAGAGAGCCTTTGAGCCAGAGCCTTTTGAGTTTGAACAACCAGACTTTGAAAGATTCCAAGGTGCTGATACAGACGCCCAAGGTCAATTAGATCGTAGCGGGGGCTTAACATCCTCAGGGGGTAGCCTACTTAGTGGAGTACAAGGTCTAGCAGAGTCTATCGAGGCTTCTCGTAAACAATTCGCAGGGGGTTTCTAAATGGTAGATATTACAAACATTACAGATGAAGAGAAAGGATCTATGGATGCTCAACGGTTTAATCAACCTATTCCAGGTAGTTCCATGACCAACGACCCCGAGAACCCTGCGCCTTACTCACGTGCTCCTGAGATCACTGATACTAATGAGGCACTTGAGTCTATAGTTGATGAACTGATGGCTGAGGGTAATCTAGATGGTTTGATTGACTCTCTAATGCAGGGAGCTCCCGCTGATGGTTTAGCTCGGGTAGTTGTGGAGCAAGGATTTGCTGCTGGTAAATGGAATCCAGACCTCGCAATATTACTTGCAGAGCCAGTTACTTATCTGATTCTCTCTATTGGGGAGTTAGTTCAAGCTAACCCAACTCTTTCAGATGATGGTGACGATGAGGCTGACTCAGCTATCTTAGACGAACTTAATGGACTAACCAAGCCCAAAGAGATAACCCCTGAGATAGAAGCACAGATTAAGGAGAATGTAGATGGCACGAAGTAATGCAGCAGGTTTCCTAGCAGGTTTCCTTGGAGCAGCTAATGAAGACTCTAAGAGACGCCAGACGAACGCTGATAAACGTACCGCCATGAACCAAGTCCTTATGGCTAAACGTAAGGAAGTAACTTGGATGAATGAGGTCAAGAACCACGAAGAAATCAAGAAACTACATAGGGATGTTAATGCTACCGGCGATCCCGTAGCTCGTCAGTCAATCCTAGCGAAGTTTCATGGTGTCCCAGACGCTGTAGCTCAGAGTCGCCCCTTAGACTTCCAACTTCCCGAGATCCCTGAGAATCCTATGGGTCGTTTGGACTCATTAGAGAAGCAACACTCGGTTAGTGGTAGTCCTATAGTTCGTAAGTTACGCGAAGGTGCTCAGAATCTTAAGGTGGCGTTGGGATTCAAGGATGAAGAAGTAACTCCTGCTCCTGCACCTACGGTTCCTCAGGTTCCTGGTGCTCCGGTAGCTCCGGTAGCTCCGGTAGCTCCTACGACTACGGCAGCTCCTACACAAGAAGAGTTATCTGCTACGTTCCCTCCTAAGACGGAACTTAAGATTGTAGGGAGTCAGATAGTTGATTTAACTAGTGCAACAGCTCGGGATATTAAAGGGCTTAAGGTTACTGATAAGAAGAATGTTCAGCTTATTGAGCAAGGTGGTAAGTTCTTTGCTGTTGATAAGAATAACGTTGGGGCGGGAGCTGTTGAGGTTGAAGGTATTCCTGATAAGGTTGATGGGTTTAACTGGCAGTTGATTGAGACTGAGACTGTGGACCCTGAGACTCAGGAAACTACGGTTGAACTCCAAGCGGCTCGGATTGATGAGAAGTCGGGTGAGACTATCCTTGGATCTAATGCAATCACTAAGAAGGTTAAGGCTTTACGTGATAAGACTAGAGAGCCTCAGGCACAGAAGGTAGCCACCAAGGCTGAGCGTTCTCGTGCTAAAGGTGTTATAGTTGGTCTTGATATGACATCAGCTATTCCGGGTGTGGGTATATCAACAGACGAAGAGAATCAACTCTCAGCCTTCCAAGCACAGGAGTTCATTGATGTTGTTGAGGAGTTTAAAGGACAAGGAGTTAGCGTTAACGAATTAGAAGCAATGGCAGTTGGACGTACATTATCTAAGTTCGCTCCTCTAGATGCTGTAGTTACTGATGAGATGTTACCTCGACTAGGTAGACTTAAGGATTCACAAGGTAACCGCAACGCTGAGGCAGAAGCTAACTTCAGAGCATTGATTGAACGTATTCGTGAGAATCCTGAAGAGAACTCAAAGCTCGCTGAGATGGTTAAAATACACATACAACAATTTAGATAGGAGTTAATATGGCATTAAGCACAGACGTAATACAAGAGCAGCCTGAGGATGTAGGGTTCTTTGCTGAAATGTATGGAGAGCAGGAGGTTCCTCAGGACCCTAACGCTTCCTTCTATGATGAGTTATATCCCACGACCCCTACGACCCCTGAGTCTACAGAAGTCTCTTTCGCTGATGAGATGTTTCCTGATGAACCAATCCTAACTCAAGGTCCTATTGCTGAGGCAGATAAGACCTTCCTAGGTAACGTTCGCTGGGGTGCTGTCTTTGAAGAGTCTATGATTGCCAATGCCATGAAGTTTGTAATGACTTCCGGTGAGCAATTAGAGAATAACAAAGTTACTGAGGAAAAGCGTGTTAGGGATATGGGTGATAATATCTCTGGTGTAGCTAATTTCTATATTCAGGAAGAACAATTAGCAGATGCTTTAGAAGCAGGTCAGATCTCCGAGGATGAGTTCTGGCAGATGAAGGGAGAACTCTGGGAGCTTATGGACGCCGCTTCTACTGAGTATGCCAAAGCTAAGGTTAACTCCCCTGACTTCACTATTCAGGATATGGTAGAGGCTGTCACTGAAAACCCTCAGATAGCTCTTGCTGAAATGGCTAACATTATGCTAACTGATCCTTATCTAATGTTAACTCCTCTTGGCTGGAATCGTACAGCAGCGGGAACAGCTCATGTAGCTTATAACCTAGGACTAACTGGTAAAGCAACACAAGTCTCCGCACGTATCGTTGGAGGTTCTATAGGTACGGCAGCCATTGCCGGTACTATGGGCTTCTCAATTAGAGCTGCTGAAGGCTTGGGAGATACTGGTGAGGTAGACTATGATGCTGCTATTGACCAAGCTCAGATAGATGCTTTGTTTGGTCTTGGTATGACGGCGGTATTCAAAGGGATCTCAGGTGGACTTAAGGGCGTACGTAATGCTCGGTTTGAGAATCAGGTTAATCAAATTATAGATGAAGCTGACTTAGATGTATTTACCACCAATGATATGAGTCGTGGTGTTAAGTTAGAGTTATCTGATAACGTTAAGTCCTCACAGGCTCGTTACCCTAATCCTGAAGAACTCTACATAGATGCTAAAGGTAATACAGTTCTTATGAGCCCTGAGTCCATGAAGAACCATTTAGCTGATATGGAGAGACTCACTGAACTCCGAAGCACAGCTGATATTGGATACCTTAACCGTAAGGACTTTAAGGATGTTAATGTTCAGCAAAGGGGTCTAGAGAATGAGCTTCGTAAGTATAACAAGAGAGTTGCTGAGCTAGAAGCTACAGTAGCTAAGTTCTCTGATAACCCTAAGAAGCATGCATCAGCCGCTGGTAACCTTCGTAACTTTCAGGAAACCAAAGGTGTTGAGCTTGGTGAGAAACTAAGTAACATTGATAAGGTACTCTCTACACATGAGGCTGCTAAGGCAGCACGTAAAGATCTACTTACGGAAGGCTTAGCTCCATACGAAGCTGCGGATACCATTCAAATAGGTAATAAGGTTTTAACCAAACTGAACCCCGCTAAAGGCTTTACAGAGCAGGGTGTGGTGTTGAAGTATGTACCAGGGGAAAACACAGGGAACTCTGGGAATCATACGAATTCATGGGACCCATATGTCAAGGCTACGTTCGATGAGCCTTTACCAGTCATCCCTAAGAAGTCCCTTGCTAAACAGTTAGGTGGTAAGATTAAACGGGTAGCTCATGAAATCACAGGTAAAGCACCAAACCTCTTAAAGAACATTACCGACGATAGCACTACAGCTGCTTGGTTACGTAACAAGATGGTTAAAGATCCATTCGAGACAAGAGTAGGTAAAGGGCACACCATTACTGAGGAGATTCAGTTTCAACATGGTCAGTTCCTAACTAAGATGGAGGATGCTCAAAAGCTACTAGTACAGAAGCTAGGACGTAAGATGAGTAAGGAAGATAACCTAGAACTATCTGCTTCGGTACGTGGTGTACAGGATGCTATTGACCCTGATATCCAAGAGGCTGCTGTTACTATCAGAAAGCATATGGTAGATATGGCTGAGTATGCTCGTAAGGGTAACGTGGTTGTTAACACGGCTGGTGGTAAGGGAGAAGTTTTCTTCCCTCACAACTACAGTACTACTTTAAAGGATGATGAGATAGGGCTAGCGTTTCAACAGACGCTCCTTAAGTCTGACAAGCGTAACCGCACACCTCTACAAGCACAACAAGCTCACCGT